CTTCTTGTTCTTTGAAAACTGGTAAATTTAAATTAAAACACATTTGCGGTATAAGATCTTCAACATTAAATGTAGGAATTTTATTATTTTTATTAATTATTTTGATAGTTTTATTAAGTAATTTTTGATTTATTGATTTGTCTAATGCCATTATTTGTTTTATTGATTTTGTAGAATTACAACATAAGCAAGCACAATATATAGAAGCAAGATAAGTTTCAGGTTTTTTAATTTTAATATTAAATTGTAAGTCATATGCTTTATATTTAACAGCTTGATTTAGATTTAACATTTCACAATAATTGTTGATAATTTCCATTTTGTATATTAAAATATAATGTTTTCATTTTTTAAGTTAAACAATAATGTTCAAATATATTATATTTTTCTTTCATTATTTATTTATTTTATATGTTCTTTATCCTTTTAGTCCTTACAATACTATTCTAGCATTATTGGTATATATATCTTGGATTTATAATAACAGTTATTGTATATTAACTCAAATTGAATATAAATATTACAATGAAACTTGTATGTTAACAACTAAAGTAAGGCAAATATCAAAATATGAAAAATATTTATTGATGTTTTCACAATTAATAAAATTTATATTTCTTGTCCATAATACTTCAATGCTTCAAATGCACAATTATTTTCAGCTTCTTTTTTATTATTACCAGTAGCACTACCTAATATATTATTATTACGATCTTTTACAATATATGTAAATATTTTTTGAGATGATAAACTATTATGTGATACATTAGTTTCTAAAAATCTAGGATTATCTTGATATCTATTTTGCATATAAGATATTAAAGAATCTTTATAATTTGTATTTTTCATTATTAAATCTACAAAATCTATATATTTTTCAATAATATTAATTATCCATAATTCTACAATATTAATATCATTACTATCAATATATAATGCACCTATAAAGGATTCAAATATATCTTCCATTATTTTATAATTACTACGACCATTTATATCTTCAATTTGTTTTGATATTATTGCAAATTTACTAAATCCTATTTTTTCACTTAAGAATCCTAACATTTTACCATTTACGATCTTAGTTCGCATTTTTGATAAGAATCCTTCAGATTGATCAGGATACCGAATATACATATATTTTGCTATTATATATCCTAATATTGAATCACCTAAAAACTCTAATCTTTCATATGGCATTTCTTGTAATGGCAAACAATCTTCGGGACAACTAATATTACTATCAGTAAAATTAGTATTTTTCATACAACAATAACTTTTATGAACAAAAGCATTTCTAAATAAATTAATATTTTTGGACTGATAATCAACATTATGATTTTTGAAAAAAATATTTAAATCACTTTCATTTAATATTATATTGGTATTATTAAAAGGTGATAATTCTTCTGTAATTTCTTTAGTTTTATTATGTATATTTACTAATTTTTTCATTATTTATATGTAATATAAAGCTTATAATGTTTATATAAACAAATGGATGAATTTAAGATTATTTTACTAAATGATGATTTTACGATTGCATATTATAGTAAAAAAAAAGATAAAGATTATGCTACATTGAAATGTAAAATTAAAAAAGAATATCCTAGTGACGAAGAAATTAAAGCTTACATTAATTCTATAAATGATTTTTATGCTAATAAAATTGATAAAAATATTAAATATAAAATTAAATTAGATACTGCACAAATAGGTTTTATTGGATTTGAAAATGTATATTCATGTGTAAAATGTTTTAGAAATGAAAATACAGTTAGTATTAATGAAAATATTTTAATTGATACAACTATTTTAATATCAAATAGTCAATTAAAATATCTTTTAGAAACTATATTTACATTTTTACAACCTAGTAGACCTATAATATTCAAATGTAGTGATGATATACAAAAATTAAATGAAACAGAAGAAAATGAAATTAGTAGTTCTATATTTGATTTATTTGGTTAGAATCACAATCATTTAGATGTAATAAATAATCCATATATAAAAATGATATGATAATAACTATTATGTAAAATGGAACAGTGTTTTATATGTCCTATAACTCATAATGTTATGATTAATCCTTACATTGATAATGAAGGTAATACATATGAATATGATGCTATTTGTAAATGGCTAAAAAATAATAAATCTTCACCTATTACTAGAAACTATTTAGATTTATCACATTTAAAACCAAATAGATCTTTAAAAGACGCTATTGATGCTAAGACTACTAAAATAGACTATATATATGAAAAAAATATTATTTCAAGTATTATTGGTGAAAAAACTACTATTAATGATTACAATTATTTCAAACTTACTATTAAAACTATTGAAGGTGGTAATTCATATCCTCCTGTTGATATAGTAGCTGTTATTGATATTTCAGGTTCTATGGATTCACCTGCTTTAGTTGAACAAGATGGTAAAAGTGTTGATATTGGATATACTATTTTAGATATTACTAAACACGCTTTAATTACTATTATTGAAAGTATGAAACCAGATGATCGTATATCTGTTGTAGTATTTTCAAATGATGCAAGAGTCTTGATTCCTCTAACAACAAGTGATAATATTAATAAAACACTTATTACTAATTTAAGAACAGAAGGTGCCACAAATATTTGGGCAGGGTTAAATATTGGATTACAACAATTTACTAATACTAATCGTATTCAATCTTTGTTATTTTTAACAGATGGTTTACCTAGCGTTCATTTATTACCACCACAAGGTATTCTACATTGCCTTAAACGTAAAATTACTAGTAAAATTAATATATATACATTTGGGTTTGGTTATTCTTTAGATACTGAATTACTTATTAACATTGCTAAAATTAGTAATGGTCATTTCTCATTTATTCCTGATTCTGGATTTGTAGGAACTATATTTATTCACGCATTAGCACATATTAATACTATCGCTATCAATAATCTTAAATGTTATTATAATACTGATAATATTAAATGTATTGGAGATAATGCCGATCTTACAACTGTTCATTATGGTCAATCTAGAACGTTAATTTTTAAAACAAAAGAAGATAATATCACTATTAAAATTGTTTATGATGATAAAGAACTTTCTATTAATACCTTTAATGAAGTTCAAACAAGTAATGATCTACTATATAATATTATGCGGTTAGAATTAGTTGAAACCTTAGAACAAAAATCAAAACAAGCAATTGATACATATATGTTTAAATATAGTCATATAGATAATCAATTAATGAAAGATTTTAAAGATCAAATATGTTTGGCTATTCAAGAACAATATTTTTCAAAATGGGGTAAAAATTACATTAACTCATTTAAAGATGCACATAGTCAAGAAAGATGTAATAATTTTAAAGATCAGAGTATTCAACAATATGGTGGTAAATTATTTCAAAATATGAAAGATAAAATTGATGATATATATACTAATATGCCACCACCAAAACCTTCCAATAATGTTAATGAAATTAAAATATCTAAACAACAATTTACTACAATGTTTAATAATGTTGAAGGTGGTTGTTTTCATCCATCTTCACAAGTTTTAATGGTAGGTAATCATTTTAAATCAATATATAACATTATTAAAGGAGATAAACTTATTGATAGTAAAGGTAATATTACATCAGTTGTATGTTTAATTAAAATTAATTGTAAAAATAATATATGTTCTATGGTTAATATTGATGATCTAATTATAACACCATATCATCCTATTAAAATTAATAATAAATGGATTTTTCCAAAAGATATTAATTATCCTACTGAGTATAAATGTAATAATGTATATAATTTAGTTTTAGATAATAATCATACAATTGTTATTAATAATTATATTAGTTGCACATTAGGACACAATATTACTGAAAATGAAGTTATTACCCACGAATATTTTGGAACTGAAAAGGTTATTAATGATCTTAAACAAATTACAGGTTTTGATAAAGGCTATATTGAATTAAATATGGATAATTTTATTAGAGATCATACTACTGGTAAAATTATTAAAATATGCACTTAAACATTCTTAATATTTTTAATATCTTTAGGATTAATAAAATATGCCTTCAAAATGTGATAATGTTATATCACTTAAACAATATGGACCTACTTGTTGGTTTAATAGTATTTTAATGGCTGTATTATATAGTGATGAAAGTCGTAAATTATTGTTAAAAAAATCACATATATGGGATAAAAATATAAATGTGTTAAATACTATTAATTATATATTACATAATAAATATCTTAGAACTGATAAGATCTTTAAAGATTATGAATATTTTGATAAAATAAGACCTGAAATTATATTAAAAGAATTATATAACTATAATAATAAAAAATTTATTGTTGATCCTGACATATTTAAACACGGATTTCAATCCGGATTATATATACGAAAAATATATAAATTACTTGGGGTTAATGTATTATATTTAGATTTAGATGCTAAAACTCAAGATTTATATTATTCGCTTTTTAATAATGTTAAAATGTTATCTAATATTGGTAAAGAATTAAATGTTAAGTTTTTATTTAAAAGTTTTTCAAAAATAAGTAAGTATTTTAACAATCCCGAGGTTATTGTTATTCGAATTGTTGCAAACCTTAATACTAATATATATCCACTTTGGTATAAAATTACTAATAACGATTTAATCAATTTTATTAATTTAAATCATGAAGTTAAGAATAATAACAATATTTATGTTCAAGATTCTGTACTATTAACAAATTATAATGCAAATATAGGGGGTCATTCAATTGCTGGTATAACTTGTAAAGGTGATAGATATGTTTATAATGGTTGGACTAGAACTACAATAGATCCAAATATTAATTTTCAAATTAAAGATTGGAAAAAAATACTTGTTAATGATGAATATTGGTATTTTCATATACCAACCGGAAAAATAGTTAAAGAATCTGATAATAAGTATCCTGATAATTTTCCAACTGAATTATTTAAAAACAATATTAACATACCTTGCGAATTAATGAAATATGATTGGAATGTTATAAAAAATAAAGATTTTTGTTTAAATCCAAAAAAATGCATATTAGATGAAATGAATATAAATAATTTATGTTTCTCTTTTAATAAAGGACCGAGAGAAGTTATATATGTTAAAAAAAATAGAGATACTATATTAACTACTAAACCTGATAAAATATGCCCAGAAGATAAAGTATTAAATCCATTAACTAATAGATGTATTAAAAAAAAAACTATAAATAAATTACCAAAAAAAACATTAAGTAAACCTGATAAAATATGTCCTGAAGGTAAAGTATTAAATCCATTAACTAATAGATGTAATAAAATTAAAACATTAAGTAAACCTACTAAAATATGCCCTGAAGGTAAAGTGTTAAATCCATTAACTAATAGATGTAATAAAATTAAAACATTAAGTAAACCTGATAAAATATGCCCTGAAGGTAAAGTATTAAATCCATTAACTAATAGATGTAATAAAATTAAATAATGAATGGGATTTCCTAAAGATATTAGTAAAATATAGAAACTAATTATATTACTGAAAATTAAGTTATTAAGCACGAATATTTTGGAACAGATAGGGTTATCAATGATCTTAAACAAATTGAAGGTGTAATAATGGTTATGTTGAACTAAATATGAATGATTTTATTAAAGATAATACTACTGGTAAAATTAATAAAATATACACAAAACATTCATGATATATCACAAATTGGACATTTAAATTTTGTTTTACATTTACCACAAACAGCATATTTACATTTACTACATTGAACAACATATGAATTATCTATGATTGTTTCCATACAAATATTACATTCATATTCTTCTGTTTTTATAATATCACTACATAAGTTTAAAAAACTTTCAGTTATTTTGATTGTATTCGTTGATACATATCTCCCATTGTATGCTATATAAATATTTGTATGAAATGATTTAAAATTTGTTTTTATTAATTTTTTTGCTATTTTTTCTTTCATTAATGGTAATAAATTGATAAGAATTGTTTTTTTATTATTAGAATATTTATTAAAATCATTTAAATTATTGCATCTATGTAATTTTATTACATATAATTTACTTTTCTTAAAAAAATCTTCTAACTCTTTTTCAATTGAAGCACAATCGGTATTTTATTACCATCATTATAATATTGCAATTTTGTTCTATCAAAATTAAGAGCTTCCGTATATAAAATAATATATTTATTCAATCATTTTTTTATAAATTAAAATATGAAATTTAAGATATTATTTATATCTCCATTATTCCCATTTATTGTATAATTAATATTAATCGGTTTTATATTTTTTCTATATGCTAAAACAAAATTATCAAATATTTCCTCATACATCATATGTTCCTGTAGATTCTTACAATCTAAATCGTAAAATTCTTTTTCTTTTATATAATATTCACTATGATAAGAATATATAGTTTCCAATGTTAATATTAAATTCTTAATATTATTTAAAAATACAATAACATTAAAGTTAAAATAATTACTCTGTAATGACATTTGAAAATCTTTACCTAGTTTTGATTCAAAACATTTACATTTAATATTTTCATTATATATAAATATATAAATAGTTTTTAACTGAATTATTATAGCTTTTAAACTATCATTATTTCTAATAAAATTAAAAGGATTGGTAGAACAACATAAGTTTAATAATGGAGTGTAATCTAATAGTTTTATTAAAATAATTGATAATACTTCAATATTGTATAAAAAATTATTGTGATATAATAATTTTAAACATTGTGTAATATCAATATTACTAATAATTTTATATTCTATTTCTTCATTTTCTAATATTCTATACAATGTTATTGTATCAATATTTTCTATAAATATTGAATAATTATCTAACAAAATATTTAAATTATTTTCAATATATTCCATAACATTTATAGTTTCATCTTGTGCTATTGCTTTAACAATATCTTCAAATTCCATTATTATTTTATGTTAAATTATCAATCATTTTTTTAATATTATAATTTGAAATTAATATATTTTTATCTAGTTTTTCTCGGGTTGTTGGACTTATATAATTTTTATTTTTAAATAAAGTTTCTATAGATTTACGATCATATGTATGACCATCGCTACATATAATAGGATCTTTCATTATCTCTAATGAAATAGGACATTTAAGTTCATATGGTATTTCTTTTTTCTTTTTTAACGTAATTTGCAAATCATCATTTTCATAAAACATTAAGCGTTTTTTATTAACTAATTTATCGTTAATCCACGAACATTTAAAACCAGTTCCGTCTGAATATGTTATAGTTCCTTTACCATTTTTTCTATCACATATCCAATTTGTTTCAACATTATAATTTTGTTTAAAATCATAGTAAATACCTTTACCGTGTTTTAAATTATCTTTAAATTCACCATTATATGTATTATTATTTTTATATTGTATAAATCCATTACCATTAAATTTATTATCAATAAATTCACCGGAATATGAATAACTAACTTTATTATTTTGAGATACTATCAAATCTCCATAACCATTAAACATATTATTATTAAAACTACCATTATATTTACGAAAACTATCATTAAACGTTCCTTCACCTATTTGTTTATTGTTTTCAAATAATCCTACCCTTGTTTCATTATTAAATTTTAATCTACCTTCGCCATTATATGCATTATTTTTCCAATATCCTTCATAATTAGGAATTATTTTCGATACTTTTGGATTATACAATACACCATAACCTTCTTTTTTACCATTCTTCCAATTACCACTATACATTAATTCACTATTTTCATTGTAAAACATTCCTTTTCCTTCAAACTTTCCATATACAAATTCACCTTTATACATTAATTTACCTTTGTCATTATATAATTCACCTTTACCTGTTATTGATCCTTCTTTAAATTCACCTTCATAAAATAATTTACCATTTCTAGTTAAACTACCTTTACCATCAAATAAACCATTTTTAACAGATCCTTCATATTTAAAAGTTTGAAATTTATCATATTGTGTATCTATAAAGAACGAAAATGCAAATTGTTTATAAATTGCAATTCCTTTACCATCTGGAAAACCATTCTTCCATTCACCTGTATATTTAATATATTTTCTAATACAAGTTCCAAAACCATTTGGTTTATTATTATTTAATTCCCCAACATAATATTTAGAGATATGTTTTGAAGTTTTAAAAGATTTAAAATTGTTTTTGAGTTCTAAAATATAATTAAACATTTCTAATCTATTTATAATTACTCATTTTTATACTTTTTATATTAGCTATAAATAAATGTCTAGAAGAACTACTACACAAAATCGAGACAGAGATGCAAGAGCCGCTCGTAGAAGTAATATTGTATATGATAGTGGAGAAACTTGGGCAGAATACATTGATAGATGCGAGATTGAAGGATACGATCTTGATATGACAGGTATTGATGATCCTGATCCTTATGTAGAATTATTAGGACAACATCCAGTTACGCACGAAAATTGGATTGAATTTTTTGAAAATTACTTTAATTGGATTTATGATAATTTTAATGATTGTTTAGTATATTCCGGTAATAGAGCGCACACATTTGATGGTCTAATGTATGTTCCATTTCTAAATGGAGGTTTTGATTTGGTTTTTCACCAAAATTATGATCAAGATTCATTAGCCCGCAATGTTGAATTATATAATAATTTATTACAGAACTTTATGACTTGCGTTGAACAACAAGCAATGTTGTCTGGTAGAAACAAAGATGTATTAATTAATTATTGTAGAGCTATAGCCAATTTAATTGCTGATTATAGAGTAACTGGAGAAGCCAATGAACGAAATGGGGTTGCAAATCCTTATAATGATTTTTATGGTTTTTATGGAAGTATGATCATATTTATGGAATTATCTATGAATCACAATGTATTTTATGCATATATTACAGGTGATCGTACCGGTAGAACTAGACGTGTTCCGGATTATCATCCTGAATATTATAGAGGTATTTGGATTCGTAAATCATCAGTTTGGGGTATTGGTGATCCACAATTTGATCATAATGGAATAAGATTTTTAATTGCTAATTATGCTAGAGAATTATTAACATATGCTAGAAATAATAATAGACAACACTATTTATTTAATGTTAATTTAAGACGTTATCAACGACTTGTAGGTGGTGATTCGCAAAATATAAGTTCTATTACTAGTTTAATTAAAACTTTTCCTAAAAATAGTAAAAGTTCTTCTTCTGGTGCTAAATATATGACAAAAGATAATATTAGAACATCAAAAGATATTAAAAATGATATTAAAATTGTTAAATCACAATTACCTGTTAAAAAATATAATAAAGATTTACAAAAAATATTTGAATATGTAGAAACTAATTTAGCTTCAATCACTATTAAATTTAAAAATAAAACAATGTATAAAAAAATGTTATTACCTTTACCACCTGCATATCATAACAGTCCTTATGATACTGAAGTATTAATTAATTTACCAATTTTTGGTGTTCATGTTGAACCAACACCATTAAAAGTTATTAAAGATCATACTGGACATACACGTAAAAAAAAATAAAATATAAAATATATATTTTTTGATTTTTTTATATATATATAAATAGCTTACTGCTTAGCACTCAGCTATTTTGACCGCCAACTCCTTTAAATTATTTTTATCTTTTTTAATTTTTTCTTCGGTTTTACCAAGTTCTTCCTGCAATTTCTTGATTTGGTCCTTGATACTTACAACCTTCTTAGTATCACCTGTAATATTATTGCGGATATTCTTCATTGTCTCAATAATTGCCATCATTGTATCAGCCTCTGCCTCTACCTTTGCCTCTACTCCCGCCTCTGTGAAGAGCGAAGCGAAAGAGCCAGACAAGGGAGGAGGAGAAGATGAAACCACGGGACAAGGAGAACACATAGCAGGAACAGTAGAACTAGAGGACATAGTCGAACTAGCCGGTGAATATGAGCTATACTTCTTCTCATAATTCGACCAAGCATTATCATCACTGATAGTAGGATTGCTAATGTTGTAGATGAAAGACCTCGCATCATACTCAATATGATGATCACACTCACAATCCTTGTTGATACAAATCATCGGCATCTTACACTTGTTATCACTATCCTCATAACCCGAAGCACTCGAATACTTCTCGTCATAAATATAATTGATAATAACCCTCTTCGTATAAGAGATGCCGTGACCAAACTTGCAATCCTCACGATTGCACAGGAAGTTCTCGTCACACGTCTTGTGATACTTATACTTACAAACACCGTTCTTGTAAGAAGAGCAATTACCAACCTTGAAATGAGGACAGTTGGTGTGAAACTTGTTGTAGGTCATCATTGTCTTTTGAAGTAAGAATGTAGGGACGGTAGCAAGAAAACTTTTAGCAAAGAAACTTTGAAGTATCTTTCTGTAGTTCAACAGATAGTTTTTTTATAATTTTTTAATCATTTTTTATAATAAAACTGTAGATTTTTTACATTTTTAAACAAAATAATGTAAATAATAAAAATATATATTTTTTTGATTTTTTTTATATTTAAATAGAGTGCTTTTAGCAATCAGCTATTTTGACTGCCAACTCTTTTAATTTACTTTTATCTTTCTTGATATTTTCTTCAGTAGTATTAAGGTCTTCCTGTAATTTCTTGATTTGATCTTTGATACTGACAACCTTCTTAGTATCAAGATCAATATTATTGCGGATATTCTTCATATCCTCAATAATTGATAGCATAATATCACCCTCCTTGTTGTCCTCTACCTCCTCTGTGAAGAGCGAAGCGAAAGAACCAGACAAGGGAGGAGATGAAACCACCGGACAAGGAGAACACATAGCAGGAACAGTAGAACTAGAGGACATAGTAGAACTAGCCGGTGAATATGAGCTATACTTCTTCACATAATTCGACCAAGCATTCTCATCATTAATAGTAGGATTGCTAATATTGTAAATGAAAGACCTATCATCATACTCAAGATGATGATCATACTCACAATCCTTGTTGATACAATTCATAGGCATCTTACACTTATTATCACTATACTCATAGGCAGAAGAAGCACGGGAATACTTCTCGTCATAAATATAATTGATAATAACTCTCTTCATATAAGAGATACCGTGACCATATTTGCAATCTTCACGATTACAAAGGAAGTTCTCATCACACTTCTTATGATACTTATACTTACAAGTCTTAAACGACGTACAATTACCAACATTGAAATGAGGACAGTTAGTATGAAACTTGTTGTAAGGCATCATTGTCTTTTTAAAAGACCTTCTGAAGGTCTTTAAAAAACTTAAAAGGGACTTTAAGAAGAAACTTTAGTTTGAAACTTTAGCTTACTCTTCTGTAGTTCAACAGATAGTTTTTTATAAACTTTTAATCATTTTTTATAATAAAAATATAGATTTTTTACATTTTTAAACAAAAATAAAAAAATGAAAACATATTTATATATAATATAAAATGAATTACGACTTAAAAGATGATATGTTACAATGCTTTTGTGGTAATAGTAAATATAGGCATTATTATGATTCTAAAGAAAAAAAGATAATATATTATCCATTTAATAATACAAAAACAACACATAATAAAAGATGTAAGTTCTTTCATTGCAAAAGTAATAGTAATAATTGTGATAATAAACAATGTAAGTTTCAACATATTAAAGAAGAAGAATTACCATTTTATTGTAATTCTGTTGGTAAATATGTATTAAATGAATTTATATATAATATTCATACAATGGATGATAAAACATTAGGATGGTATTCCCAAAGATCGTATGATGAACGTGATGAACGAAGAATTAAAAACGAATTACCTAATTATATAATTAATGAACAAAAAGATATTCAAATCTTTAAACATATTAAACAATTACAATTAGAATGCGAACCTTTTTTAGACTATAAACCATCTGCACCCGCATATTCACCTAATACACCTGAATATTCTTGCGGTCAAAAAAGATACTTTGAAGAACCATATTCACCAACTGCACCTAAATATGATGATGTATATATTCCAACTAAAAAATATAAAAGTAATTTGTATGTTGAACAACAACCACCTTTAAATGCAGATAGTGAATGGTTTGAAAATAGAAGTAGAAATATTAAA